GATTGGGGTAAGGCCATTAAGCTTCTTGATGCAGTTGGGTATAGGGTTTGGTGCTGAATGTACGATAGAGAATCGCTTTACAGGTTTCTGTACGAGAACTCCAATGCGAGTGGTATTATCTCCCTTTCTCAGGGAGAGGTAGCTAAGCGTATTGGAGTTTCATATCAACAACTTTCTGGAATTATGAAAGAGTTTGTTGAGATGGGGCTGATCGACAAGAACGGTCACAAGTTCCTTGTTGTGTATGATCCAGACAAGATCCCTTGGGATAAGTTCAAGCAGCTACGTCGCCAGTACATTAAATCGAAGACGCAAAGCCGGACTTGACAGCCGCCAATATTGTGCTAAAGTCCACTCATGAGCGAATTTCCAGACGACATCCTAGAAGCAGTCGAGGACGAACTCCGTAAGATCGGGTTGTACCTCATGAATCACTCTGTTGGGGCCATGCCCGAGACGGGGATGGACGAAGCCTTTATGGAGGCAGCCGACAGCGATCTACCTCCCGACCAAATGGTGGCAGAGGGGATCGGCCAGTTCTATATGGTTCTTACGCTGAGGATCGGAGATGTGGCGTGGAGTGACAGGGTTCTGAACCCCGACACTCATTCGCTGAATCAGGAGTTCATGAAAATCGCGCCTAATGAGCTTGAAGTCTTTCAGGCGGTGGCTCAGGAAGAGAAGGACGATCTTCTCGACTTCCCAGATGATTGATTTTTAGATTCTTTTAGATTTTCACTCGCACAAGGGGGAGGGCTTCGGTCCTTCCCCTTTCTGTATTTTTTTTGGCCTTTTATGAAGTAAAATAGCTTCATGGCTATCTATGATTTTGCAGGCGTGACCACAGAAGTCACCACCGATGTTCTTACTCCAGCATTAAATTGGGAATCCAGACGAGAAAACTATGAGTACGCTAAACAATCCAAGGAGATTTATGCTCTCATGACAGATGAACAGAGAGAAGCTACAACAAAGCGTGTCAAGCTTGCTCTTGAGGTGATGTACGATAATATCGATAAGTGGCTGCCCTCATCTTTTTCATTTGATGATATTGGTTCATGTATCAATATTAGATATATGATGGTAGTGACTGACATTGAGTCTGATGTCGTTGAGGATGAGTTGATAACCTCAAAGAGAGTGAAAAGTGCTGCATCTGATCTACAGCAGATCATTAAAGAGTTAGAGGACCTTGAATGAATGAAGACTGGTCGAAGCCATTCCATCACATCAGTATGCCGGTTGATCAACTAGTAGATCTCTTGGGTCTTAATGGTCGAGCTACCTCTGTTTGGTTAGAGGATGCTGTTCCTTACTTCCATTTGATTGTACAAATGGAAGATGATTCTCAGGGCGGTTTCTACGTTCCGCCCTATGGATATGTGGAGCAGAGTTCTATTACATCTAAAAAGCAAAAGGTAACTGATCTACACGAGATGTTTAGTTGGTGGACTGAAACGTTTTACATTGGTGACGTTGAATTGTTTTCAAGAACTTGTGAAGAGCCTAATGAAACCCTCGACAGCTAAAGCTAAAGGCGCTGAAACAGAGGAAAAGTATGTTCAGTACCTCATCAGGCACGGGATTGCGAATGCCGAGCGTCGTCACCTCAAGGGTCGTTACGATCAGGGTGATATTGCTGGTTGGGCTGCTCCTGATCGGGCTTGGAATGTCTGTGTGGAAGTCAAGTCTGGTGCCTCCCTTGATGTCCCTCAGTGGATGCGTGAGCTTGAATCAGAGATGGAAAATGCAGGATCAGAGATGGGGTTTATCGCAGTACGCCCCAAAGGGAAACCCAGACCTGAGGACTGGTGGGCAATGATGCCGATGGATCTCTTCATGACCCTAATGGCAAAGGCTGGTTACCTATGAGGATTCTAGTTGGATGCCCTATAAGCTCTGACCGAGACTGGATTATCAGAGAATACAGAGCCTACTTGGAAGCAGCCGCAGATGTAGCTGACGTTGAGATAGATGTACTTTTCTTGGCGTACCGGGAAGATGATCCACAGTGGCTGATTGACGGCTATCCGTCTGCCCACATTGAGTTTACCGATCTTCACTCTGCACCGGGTGACCATCGTTGGTCCCAGCAGAGGTATCACCATATGGCAGCTTTACGCAATGAGCTTCTCTCATACGTAAGAGATAGAGAGCCAGAAATTTTCTTCAGTTTAGATTCAGATATTCTACTTCACCCCTTGGCTATCAAATCGGCCTTGGGGATTCTGCGTGAACAGCCAGATTTATGGGCAGTGGGTACCAAGTGCTTCCTGTCCAAGCGTTCTGAAAGATACACCAATGCCGGTTACTGGACGAAGAAGGGTCATCCCGGTATGTGGAATAGATGCTTGGGGTCCAGACCTACAAGAGCGGACGTTCTTATAGCTTCCAGCTTTATGAGATATTCTGCTTACAATACAGATTACCGTTTCCATCGTCAAGGTGAGGATCTTGGTTGGTCTACTGCTATACACGAGCAGCAAGGAAAACTGTGGTTTGATCCTACCTGCATCAGCAAGCATGTTATGGCGCCAGAGCTTTTGAATGTTGTAGACAAGAGAGTGGGTTGGTGATGGACCTCAGTGTCGTGGTAGTTAATTATCATACGGACTCTCTTCTTGATCGATTTCTTGATAGTTGGTTTGAGTTTGAACATGAGCTAGAGTCAGAAATTATAGTCATTGACGTTGAGACTGAAGGTCGGTCCATGAAGCATAACGTTGGTTATCTTGCAGTCTCCGATAATATTGGTTTTGCTCGGGCCTGCAATCGTGGTGCGAGACTTTCTTCAGGTCGAAACATTGGTTTCTTCAATGCAGACACCAAGTTTCTTGATTCTGCTTGTCCAGACTACTGCTCTTTATATCTTGACGAGAATCCAGATGTTGGCGCTGTTGGTCCCATGCAGGTTGACTCCAAGAATCGACTAACTCATGCCGGTTTCATTGGCAATGAGAAAACAATGAAGGCAAGGGCTTGGTTGTCTCCCCATCCCCGCAAGTACCGGGTGGAGGAAGAGGTGGTATCTGTTTCAGGATCAGCCTACTTCACTCGCAGATCGACTTGGGATGAAATGACTGAGTGCTCACTTTATCGTGAGGCTGCACCTGAGGCAGAAGGGGCATTTCTGCCTACTCCACACTTTTTCGAGGAAACATATTATTCGTACCATCTCAGGGGACATGGTTATAAAATTATGTATCTTGGGACCGTTAAGATGATACATGAATGGCATAAGTCATCTCCGGTGGGATCTCAAAAGTCTAATTACCAGATTTCTAAAAAGCTTTTTGACAAGGCTTGTGACGTTCACGGTTTGGATCACAAATGAGTGAGCAAACTCTTCCGATTTCGGTTGTAATACCTCATCTTAAGAGTCGAGAGGACTTTTTTCGTAGCTACTGCCTTCCAAGTGTAGAACATAATAGGCCTCGTGAGATCCATGTATTGGATGGAGACGAAAATAATCAATGGAAAAGAAATAAGGGTGCTTCTCTCTCTAGTCAGGAGTTTTTGTTCTTTTGCGATGATGATGTTATTTTGAGTCGAGATTTTCTTAAAAAACTACTTGAAGGTATAGGTGATCACGACTTTGCATATTGCGATTATTTGGCTGCTAACTACCCGAACAGTCGTGTGAAGCGCCATACAGCAAGAGAGTTCGACCTGAAAGCGCTTCGTAAACAAAATTACATCTCCACAATGAGCTTGGTTCGCAAATCAGCCTTTCCGGGTTTTGATGAACGGATTGAAAGCCTTCAGGATTGGGATATGTTTTTAACTATGACTAGTAATGGATCTACTGGCGTGTATGTTGCTAACGTTCATTTTATAGCTTACTGGATTGATGAAGGAATAAGCGGAAACAGCAAAAAACAGCAAAACGCTCGTAGTAAGGTTATGAGAAAGCATAAATTATCATGATTCCAAAGATATTGCACTATATTTGGGTTGGCCCTCCCATGCCTGATCACTTGGTTAAGTGCATAGAGACATGGAAACCTCTTCATCCAGAATGGGAGATCATGAAATGGACTGACGACAATCTTGACTGGATCAGTCACCGATCTTGGTTTGACATAGCTCCCAAGCTAGTAGGACCTAATGAGGTTGGTCAATTGCGTGCCGATATAGCTAGATTGGAAATACTATGGAAGTTCGGTGGTGTTTACATTGATTGTGACCTTGAGGCTCTTAAGCCAATAGATGAACTTTGTAAAAAGGTTACAGGTTTTGCGGGATTTGAGGACCCAGAATCCCTTTGGGTAAATAATGCAATTGTGGGTGCCGAGCCCGAAAATGATTTTATTGGTTACTTACTTGACGGATTACATGAAAGATTGCGTTACTGTCAACGTCATAATTTACGCAGGCCGAGCATAATGACGGGACCCCAGTGGATTACTCCACTTTGGCAAGAACATGGACAGGACTTTAAGATTTACCCTCACTGGTATTTTTATCCGTATGCCCATAATGAACTAGATAGATATGGTGAATCATTTCCAGATTCCTACACTATACATCATTGGCATCACCAAAGAACTATTCGTAATAGGAGAATTTAACATGAGAGATATCGTTACAATTACTGGCCCACAAGGTGAGCAGTACCAAATCGTCAACCCCGGTCCCGGTAGAGTTGGTTCTAAGCTTGCTAATGGAGAACCTTACGAAAAGAAGTTGTTACAGGAGATTTACCGTCTCGGGGCCACTGGCACAGCATTTGATGTTGGTGCTCACATTGGAAATCACACTTTATGGCTAGCTGCTGTGTGTGGTTTTAAGGTCCACGCTTGGGAGCCCTTTGATGATTCTCGGGCCGCTCTTGAGGAAAACCTAATTCTTAATCCTGATCTTGATGTCACGGTGCATGATTGGGGCGCTGGAGCAGAATCAACTCGTGGTCGTTTTACTGAGGGAATGTGGATTGAATTTGATCCCACTCGTGAGGGAGCAGAACTCACCTTGGACAGGGGTCATGTTCCAGTTCATAGAATTGATGACTTTGTTCAGGTAGACGACTTGGCTGTTATTAAGGTCGACGTTGAAGGTATGGAGCATGACGTTCTGGCTGGTGCAATAAAGAACATCGAACGATGCCGTCCGGTTATTTACGCTGAAGCTCACACCCGAACGGCCTCCAGAAAAGTAGCTGAGGTTATTATGCCCTTAGGTTATCGAGCGGGCAAGATAATTAGTATGGGTTCGCCTATGCAGACATGGTTACCATCCTAAATCGACTCACTGACAGGAGTTTTACAGATGAGAAGGATCAAGCTATCTGGGGTAATTATGGCTCACCCTAAAAGAAAACTTATGGTAAAGGACCTAAATGAAAATTTATTGGACCGCAAACTTGAACCTGTATGGGATCGATATAATGACAGACATGAAACAGGAAAACGAAGCTTAGAGGCTTTTGACCCAGAAGCGACTCATCATCTAGTATTGCAGGACGATGCATTGCCTTGCCCTAATCTTGTAGCTGGCATAGAACACGCCCTGCGCTATATGCCTGAAAACTCTCCAATGGTTGGATACTTGGGAAGGGTATCTCCCTTTGCAGAGCACATAGAAAAGCTAATTAGGGGGCATAAACCGTCATGGATTGTGATGGATGGAGTTTATTGGGGTCCCTGTGTAGTAGTACCTACAGCCATTTTGCCTGAGCTTATTGAGTTTTATAGTAAGCAAACGATTCAGAACTATGATAGAAGAATTTCCTTGTTTTTTGAATCCTTACGTATTCAGGCTTGGTACCCTTTTCCTTCACTGGTTCAGCATCGAGATTCTAAGTCGCTAGCTCACGATACCAAAGGAAGGCGTTGTGCTCATAAGTTTGTGGGTGAAGATGCTCTTAAAATGAAATGGACCGGGGAAGTGATGGAACTCCGTGGGTCTAGAAGATTAGATGCTCAACGCCAAAAACAAGCTGCTCCCCCCCTTTCAGCTTAAATAACGGTGTACTCTGTTACGATACACTAATTTACAGTAGAAAGAATGGTTCTTTATGAGTGATGACTTTAATGTAAGCCAATTGATAGATGAAGAAAATGAAGATTCTGAGGACTTCGTAGAAGTTGTCTCACCTTCAGGTGCAACCGTTCGTGTTATGAATCAAGAAGAAGCGGATCATTTTGAGAGAATCAGTACTCAATATCAAACAGACAACAAATTTACGAACATCTCTGACCTACTAGAGTTGGATAGAATTCTCACCTTTGAAATTGCCTCATACCGTTGGAGTCAGTGGTTTAATAGGGGGGAAGACTATCAGGGTCGCAAAATTAGTGTTCCTGATGCCCAAAAAGCCTTAGAGTTGTTCTCTAAAGAGATTCGTGGAATTAAGAAGGATCTTGGTATCGATAAATCAACCCGTGATCGTGATCAGGGTGAGAACTTGGCTGCATACATTCAGAGTCTTGGTGTAAGAGCTAAAGAATTTGGCATTACAAGAAATAAGCAAGCTGTTGCTGCTATAACCTTACTGATGGAGATTCGTTCTCTTGTGACCTTATATGAAAATTCATCTGAATCTGAACGCAAAGAGTTTGGTGCTACTCTAGAAAACTTAGTTCAATGGATTAAGGATAAAGGTGAAGAGTTTGATGAAATTGATGTTGCGTTAAGAGAGAAGCAAACCTACTGGGTCCGCGAGCTTTGATATGACTAAGAAGATACCTTGGGAGGTTAAATATAAACGTATAATCAAGCAGTATCCAGAAGTGAGTGACCTTAACTGGTCAAGAGTAATGCGCGAAGAGAGTGATATTTTTGCGAGGCTTCTAGGCGACGTTCTAAAGTCTGAAGGTAGAGGTTCTAAGCCGGGCAAACGTCCGCAGCTAGATAGGTCTGAGGCACTAAACAGATTAGCAAAGTTGTCGGGGGAAGATTTCTCTGAGTATGATTTTGCAACTACGTTCAGAAATCTTACTGCTGGTAGATCCATAAGAAATATTGCTCATAAGACTGGTCTTGGAACGTCTTATGTTCACAGACTTCTTAGTGGTAATGCTGATCCTTCCTTTGAAACTATGGAGAAAATAGCTGAGGCTTTTAGAAAAAATCCAAGCTATTTTCTTGAATATAGAATTGCCATTATTTTAGTTGTTTTGGACGGTATGTTTACTGACTCCCCTGAGACTGCTACTGCTTGGTACCTTAAGCTTAAGGGAATGAGAGATAAATCATGACTGTATATTCTGCACTAACAGATGAGGAGTCTTATCTTTGGGCTATTTTGAGCGACGAGAGCGGCTTGGATCAAGCCGAGTTTGCTTTTACTGACGAAACTCAAGAAGATGGATGCTTCCGAGCATGGCCTTTTCAGTGGCCTTGGTGGAGATGCTCTGACCAACTACAGATCGACCGTGCTAGTCGTTCTGTTGGGAAGTCGCTGTCGATCAAGATGCGTGCTTTTGCGTTCCCATTCGTGAACCCCGGTGAAGAAATGGTTATTACCGCGCCTGAGGGTGTTCACCTTGATGCCGTAACCGACAACGTTGAAACACTTTTCCTTAATACACGACTAGCTCGTGAGATGATTTCGAGGGGACGTGGAGGAATTAAACATAGACCCTTCATGATCAACTTTGCTAATGGTGCTCGTATTATGGGTCGTATTCCACAGAGAGATGGTAAGGGTGTAAAGGGGAGTACATTTGATACCCTTACCATGACTCGTGACAGAGGTTTAGTTCCCGTTCAAGATATTAAAGTTGGGGACTATGTATGGACCCACGAAAAGAGATGGGGTAAAGTATTAGACACTTATACCATTAGGCAGGAAGGTTATAGCGTTAAGGGTCAAGGCGCGTTTGAAATGGACGTAAGCGCCGATCATCGCTTCTATGCTCGTAATGATATTTCTAAGCAACCCGGCAAAACAAAGCGTGAGCTTGGCGAGTTTACTTGGGAATGGCCTGATAACTTCACTGAGTCTAAGTACATGCCTGTTAATGTCTACTGGACTGGTTGTACCGATTTTGGCGACCCACTTCCTATTCCTGAAATCGACTATTCTTCCTGCAAGACAAGTTTTGAGATGAACGAAGACTTCTGGTGGGTCGTTGGTCGCTATCTTGCTGATGGATCTGGTAGTGGTTCTTCGATTTCTCTTTTTGTTCATCCAAAAGATCAATCTGAAATTATTGTTCGGCTAGATCGCATGATGGCTTCGTATTCAATACGTGCTAGAAAACATTCGTCGGCAGATAATGTTTGCCTGCAAAATGCAGCCCTAAACGATTGGCTGCGTCAGCACTTTGGGCATCACTCACATCACAAAGAGATTCCCACATGGTGCTATACAATGCCGGTAGAATGGCGTCAGGCGCTACTAGGTGGTTATCTCAGCGGTGACGGTGCTGCACACATACATCACGGCCAGCACCGAGATAATATCGGCTCAGCGTCCAAAAAACTGACTTTGGGGCTTGGCACTCTCGCAACAACACTTGGGTATAATGTTGGCTATGGAGTGTCAGAAATAAACGTCACTGAAGTAATGGGAGTTCCGATTAAGGAAAAGGCAGCAGATTCTTATCGCTGTCGACTTACTAAATCTGGTCACGGTGTATGGGACAAAGAAGGCTTCGTCTCTTACAAAATCAAAACTGCGGAACCAATCCCCGAGCAAACATTTTATGGCTTAGTAGTGGATGGTGGTAGCTATTGGGCAGATGGCGTAATGCACAAAAATACGCACCCTATCTGGCTGGAAATGGACGAGGCTAGTGATTGGCCTGAACAGGCATGGGCTGAAATTATTGAAACAGTTAAGATTCAAAATCCCAAAGCTCGTTGGCGTGCTCATGGGGTGACCCGTGGCGTCGGCGGCGGATTCGATGAGCGGTGCCAGCCTGATTCTGGTTGGAAGGTTCACGCACTACCGGCCATGCTGAGGCCCAACTGGACAGAACAAGAGCGACAGTCCAAGATCAAAGAATACGGTGGACACGTTGATGCTGTTGATTATCGACGCAACGTCCTTGGTCTTCCCGGTGACCAGAATTCACCTATTTTTGTTCTTTATCGTTTGATGGAAGTAGTAGATACAGATCTGTCAAGTGACTATAATTCTCTTGAGTACGTGTCCCTTGACATTGATGAATCTATGGTTCGTGATGTGAGCGATATCGCTCAACTGCTCGATATGCCCGGTTCGCATATGAAATATAAGCATTTCTGGATTGGTATGGATGTAGGTTGGACTCTAGCGCCATCATCTATTGTTGTTTTTGCTGAAGAGGCTGGCAAGAAGGGTGGTCCGTCTACCCTGAGATTGATAGCAAAGATACTCTTGAAAAAAGTTTCAACCATTGATCAGACAAGCGCAATCATACATTTAATCGACATGTATAGACCTCGTCAGTTTGCTTTGGATTCTACTGGCGCAGGTTTCCCCCTACTTCAGGGCGTGCAGGAGGCCGCTAGACGAATTCCTGAACTGAAACACACGGTGCCAAGAATTAGGGGCTTTAATTTCTCTGAAAAGGTAATTGCGGAGTTTGATGATAGTATTGAAATCAATCAAATAGATCCAGATGGCTGGAAGGAAGCAGCTATTAAGCGCAGCGTTCTTGAGTGGAGTACTGATGTTCTTAGAAAGCTGGTGGACGAAAAACGCTTACTTCTTCCATATGATAAGTCAATTATTGGAGAGTTTCAGGGCCAGACTTGGACTTATACGAAGAGTGCGTTGGACGCTTACGGACGCAAAAAGCTGTATAGCGCAGGTGCGTTCCACACCCTCGACGCTTGCCGAATGGCTGCTCTGGCGTATCAGCAAGACTCAATTGATGCATTCATCAAGAGTAAGGAATCTTCTTGGGAGCCACCTCAGATGGTTTTTATTTAGCGGTGAGTGCTTTGTTTGTGGCAAAACTGGCAAAACTGTAGGTTCTAAAGATTTAGCGGTTTCTGTTGTCCTGTGCAAAGAACATGCTAAGAGTCTTATCTTGTATGTAGATAATTACAGTTTTGTCAGGAACACTTACATGCTCAAAGTTGGGATTGCAAATCTACTTCATGTTGACTGTGGAGAGTTTGATGCCTTGCGTGTTCAAGAAATTATATTTGATTTATTTGCCGTTTCTAATGACGAAAGAGAAGATGATAAATGGAAACTGATGGTTCAAGTAAGCAAATGACGACGAGTTGGCAAGTTCAGGTACCGAAATGGAGGGAAGAACTTCTTTCTTATCTAAGTACAATGTACACATTTAAGGACACTAGAGATCCTTACGAAATTCTACCCCAACTTGCGGGTTTTGCTGTTCGTGCTAGGTATATGCAGCTTAGAACAGCGGAATCTAATTCGAGAATTGCAAAAGATTTCAGATACGAAGAGATTATTCCATTTTTGCAGGAATGTGACTTTCAGAGACAAATATGGTCCAGAGTGGGGACCCTAATTAAAGACGATTGGGAAATGGCTAAGGGTTGATTATGGCTACAGGTTCAGAGTTTGAAATTGATCCAGAATTTGGCATTACTATCATTAACGAGAGTGAAGTGTCAACCGAGGAATTGACGGGGTACCTAAAAGAGGCTGTTCGTAATCAGGCCCCTGAAGTTGCTGCACTTCGCAGTTGGGCCATGTCCTCGCAGGGCGCTACTCGTGGTGGCACCAATACGATCTTTAATCGCGATAAATACGTTACTCCTGATAACGTATTTGCCAAAATGAGGCTCGCCGCCGACGCAGCCAGAACTGACGATATTGTGTCCAATGCTGTTGAAACTACTGAGCAACTAGCGTTTAAGCGTATCGTTATGGAGTGTGAAGATCAAGATGAGCAAAATATCTGGAATCAGATTATTGATGAACTGAATCTTGAGCAGAGAATGCGTGAAGCGTGGCGTGAAACTTTCGTGGTATCACAAGCCTACGCAGCCGTAATCTTTCAGAAGAAAGATTACAAAGTGAAAGGCAAGGGGGATAAGGGCACTAAAAGAAAGAAGACGTTCAATGGTTTGATGGTGCCTGCTGGAATCACCTTTCTTGATCCACTCAAGGTTGTTCCAGTTGGTAACTTCATGTTTGGACAGGAACAGCTTGTTTACATCGCTGACCGTGAAGAGGTTCAGGAGATGGAGACTATGGCTCGGGAGAACACTGCTGATCTAGTTGTTAAGCAACTTCTTCTTAACCAGTATCAGCCTAGCAGATCCGAACGTAAACTAATAACTGAGTCAACCGGACAGTCAGATTTGACAGGTCGCCTATGGGTTCTTAATCCTAAAAACGTTTGGCGTATCACGGCGACACGCTCAAGCTATCAACGGTTTGCCGATATCCGTATGGAGTCTATCTTTGAGCTACTTGATCTAAAGACTCAGCTTAAAGAAATGGACAGAGCCGTTCTACTGGGTAGTACTAATGCCATTATATTAGTAAAGAAGGGCTCCGACACTCATCCAGCACAAAGTGCCGAACTTCAGCAATTGGCTGCAGAAGTGAAAACTACTTCACGTATACCAATTATAGTCTCTGATAACCGACTAGAGATTGAAATTATTACTCCCAAAAATGATAACACTCTTGAGGCCAGTCGTTACGACATGCTTAATAGACAGATTGCTACGCGCTTATATCAGATGTTGACAACGGGTTCTTCTAGAAATACTGATGACTCTATGAAGTTGTTGAGAGTTATGTCGTCTACCATGGAAGCTCGCAGGGATCAGATTCGTGACTCCTTCATGGATAATTTGTTTGATAGAGTTTTTGAGTTAAATGACTCCTTAACGAGTGAACCCCGCATGGCCTTCTATCCCAGAAACATTGCTTTAGACTTCGACCCGAACAAGGCTCAGTTCTTGTTGGATTCTCGTGATCGTGGTGATTTGTCTCGCGATACTATCCTAGCCGAGCTAGATATTCGCCAAGAGGATGAATACATCAAGCGTAAGCGTGAGGCCGAGCTTTACGATGATGCTTTCACGCCGACCAATGTTCCGTTTGATGGATCTACACCGGGGCAGCCAGAGGCAGAAACCAAGGCAACCCCTAAGGCTGCCGGTCGTGCTGGAGGCGGCAACTCTGGCGGCGGTGGGCGCAACCCAGCTTCCTCTAGACCTAGTCCATCTAAAAATCCTTCAAATCAACCTAAGGACTGACGTTAAATCTTTAGCTCTACGTCCAAGGATTATTCATGACTGTATTGATCGAAAACGAAACATCATTTTATTTGAGTACTCCAGCTACTGTCTTAGATTTTGACAGGGACGTAGCGGCTGAGTGGGCGAGTGCTCATATTGTCAGAAATCCCGCCCTTAAGTGGATTGTCGGTAAATATGTTGAGGCCGACAACGCAAACTCTAACGGGCAATACTGGAGCCTTGAAGATCTTCAGCTTAAGCAGCCCACAATCCAGCATTCTCCAATGAATGTTGCTCATAGGCCAACCAACATTATCGGAACCTATGTTGCATCTGAGATGCTGTATCCAACGACATCAGAGGCAAATCCATATATTGAAACCGTAGGCGCTGCATGGAAGTACTACTTCCCAGACGAACTAGCGATGGTTGAGGCAGCTTACAACGTGGGCGCACTATATCAGTCTATGGAATGTATCTCTGATACCATTACCTGCGTTGGTCCCAATGGTTGCAATGCAACATTTGATTACAGGGGTCCTATGGACCCTTCTTACTGTGAACATATCCGTGATCGATCAGGGTTTAGACAGCTTAATAACCCACATTTTTTGGCTGGTGCTTTGATCTATCCACCTGATCGTCCCGGTTGGAGAGGTGCATCAGTTAACGAGCTTTCGAACCTTGTATCTGACGAAAAGAAACATGAAATTATTTGCTCAATTGCAAGTGAGTCTCCACATCTTTCGCCAACACAATGGGAACAAATGATGTTCTCTGTAATCGAACGCACGATAACAAATGGTAAAGTTGCTTAATTCCTCACTAACTGTGACGTTAGGAAGAATAGGCAACCTCAGGGAGTTGAGCAATGAGTTTAAGTCTTAGAGAACAACATGATCTGCTGCTAGAGCAGATCCCTGAAGGAGCTATCCATGACACAGAAGGATGTCCCTTCTGTAGTCCCGATCTAAGTGCAAACTCCGATGGAGGGGGTGACATGAAGACTTATACTGAAGATGAATTCACAACTGCTGTGCAAGAGGCTGTTGCCCCTATTCAGGCTGCGGCTGAGGCCAAGGTCAATGAGCTTCAGTCCGAGCTTGATGGCCTTAAGGTCACGCAGGCAAAGGGCGAAGCTGAGGGTCGCATTGCTGAGCTACAGGTTGAACTCGATAAGGCTGAGATTAATCTCACCAACGCCAACGCTAAGTATGATGAGCTAGTTGCTTATCTAGAGAGCGTCGAGGCAGCCAAGGTCGAGGCAGCCGCACAAGAGGCTCTACGTGAGACTCGTGCCGCCGCTCTTGCGGAGAGCACTCCACTCGCACAGGAGCGTATTGCTGAGATCGTTGATCGCTTCATTGCGATGGACGATGAGTCATTCGCTGCTCTTGTCGAGGATTACAAGACTGTTTCTAGCGCCTCCACCAAGGAGACTGAAGAGACGAGTGTCGATATTCCTCGTGAAACCGCCATGTCTAATGTTCGTGACGAGAATTCCTCGTCCAAGGGTTACGCCAGTGTTTTCGCTGCACGTAACACCGGCAACGACATTCGTTATATCTGATAAACATAATCCTTGAAAGGAGGGTTAAACAATGTCATACGGTCGTAATTTCTACTTTCTTATTACTCCTCGCTCGGGCGAGCGCAATGGTCGCTACTACCTAGATTCGGAGACACCACTAGCTATTGGTGCCCCTGTTGTTATTTCTGGTGAAGTAGATACCGCCGCTCGGCAGGGTGTGGAGCTTGCTACTACGGCGCAGGCTCCACCTGCACCGGGCACTGGTGGAATCCTTGTGTATGAGCACATTCAGTCCATGCACGTTGATCCCTACGAGACTACCTACAGCGATTTTGATACCGCACCAGCCGGTGAATCCGTGCAGGTTGTATCTGGAACCACTGTAAAGGTTGCTCTCAAGAACACCACTGCTACCACTTTCCGTACCCGTACCGGCTACCCAGCCGCTCGGACCATGGTCGATGGCGTCGGGGCTACCCCTGACGTGAACGAGGGTGACTATCTCACTCCCGGCGTCGGCACTGATGGCGACGGTTACTGGGCTAAGACTACTGACTTTGCAGAGGCTTGGCTCATTGTTACTGCTGTAAATCACACTACCGGCGAAGTTGAAGCTCGCCTGAACTTCTGAGAGGGGGTAAACTAAAATGTCTAGTATTAAACTATATGGTAAGGCATCAGACCCAGAGGTAGATGCACTACGTAAGCAGGTTGCTGCTCTTAACGAGGAAGCAGCCCTAAAGTTCGAAGATCCAGCTTGGCGTCGTGAGCGTGCTCAGGAAATGACGGAAACCATCTATGAGGGTTTCCAACATGAGAACCTTCTTGGGCTACTGGCTGAGGTCGAGAACCTACCCTTTACGGGTCGTTCCTTCGTGAAGGAAGTTCGTGGTCTAAAGGCATATTGGCTTGCTCGTGGTGGTTACATCGAAGCTAGCACTCTACATTCAGAGATCATGGAGATCCAGCGAGACATCATTGGTTTCCATGTTACTGAGTTTGAAGAGAAGCTTGAAACTAACTTCGCTGAGACTGCTGCGACACTAGTTGATCGTGCTATCGAGCGCATGGATGCTGCCGTCAATCAGCGGTTCCTAGCTCTTCTGCAGGCTGCAATTCCAGAGACTAACACTGTTAGTTATGTTCATGGTACTGGTGTTGGGCTTGAAGCTATCAATACTGCCATTCGTGAGGTTCGTGACGTGTCACGCACCCGTGAAGTGAACATCATTGGTCGGTCTACCATGACCGAGCAGATCATGGATGAGCTTCTAGGTACAAGCTTCAACGGTTCAGGCTTCCTGCCTGCAACCAACGAGGATATGGTTCGCCGTGGCCTTCTAGGCACCTACCGTGGAGCTAACATCATCTCTCTCACCAACTTCCTTGATGAGAATGATCAGCCCTTCTTTCCCGCAAACGAGATGTACGTTCTCACGAACGATGCGTCGAAGTTTGCCTTCTGGGGCGGTATGCGGTCCAAGGAGTTCACTGAGAGCGACAACTGGTACTGGCACTTCCTTGGTAAGAAGGAATTTGGTGGCGTAGTTCACCGACCCGAGCGGATTCGTCGCATTGTTGACGATTCAATCGATCCTTGATCTTACCGATCTAGCGTTTAGAAAAGGGGGACTCTTTCGGGAGTCCTCCTTTTCTGTATTTATGAAGAGATTAAATGATGTATCATGATGATACATCCTTAGGAAACAGGAGTTTTTATGTCTGACGTATCAGCAAAGGAAACATGGGAACACCCCGGTGGTGGCCTCATCTATATTTTGACTTATGACCCACAAGGTAAATTGCGGTCCACACCGGTTCGTTCTGGTAAGCAGATCACTCTCTCAATTGAGGAGCGAAAAATCAATCAGGATCGTGCAGCTTCAGAGAAGTCTGATGTCTTTACTAATGGCTCTCTCATTCCAGTGCGTCTCGTTGAGACTGCCGAGGATTACGTAGAAATCGCCAATAATCCTAACCTTATTGACGAGGCCGACATGATCGCCCTTTTCAAGCTTAAGGGTAAGGCGTTTACCTCTAGAATCGCAGAGATTTCGAACGAGGCCGCACTGAGTCGAATTCTTCAGATTGCCGAGAATTCAGATAGTGACGATAGTCCCGTCAAGGTTTCTATGCCCCAGTTTAAGGCTATTCAGAAACGAATTGCTGAGGTTAAGGGTACCGTCAATTACACTGAAGTAACACAGTCAGCGGGTACCACTAACGTGGCCCCCAAAGTTAATACTGGTCCATCTATTGATAGAACCGTCAACGTTCCTGCACCGCAAGTAGAGACTCGTATTGCGGCATTTGCTCAGGACCCAGAGCTTCAAGACATGTGATTTGAAATCTATTGATTTAGGTCGTTGTACTTTATAGTGTGATTAGGAGGCAATTATGGCGGCAGTGGATCTTAATGAGTTAATTCCAGATCTCAAGGCTGCCATGACCCCTCTAGGGAGCGCAGAAACCTCCCTAGAAACTGTGTCCGATGAGGAATGGACTTCTCGCCTCAACAATGCTTTTTGGACTGCATATAATCAGGGTCTGTTGGAGGGGTTTACTTGTAACGCAGATGGTATTGTCACTCCAATTTCTGGTACGGCAACCTTTACTCGTGACCTCCAGCAGATCGTGATTCTTTACTGTGCCATCAATGAGGCAGAGAACGGTTTCCGCCAGATCAAGACCCGCTTCAAGGCCAAGGCTGGTCCGGTTGAGTACGAGACTGAACAGTCAGCTACTGTTCTCAAGACAATTATGGATTCTCTTCTTTCTCAGAAGGCTATTATTTTGGATCGCCTAGCGGTAAAAAATACTATCGCTACCGTTTATATTGATTCAGTACGACAGCGTGACGATTCTATGAGGCGTCAGTATATTGATTGGAACTACTGATGGCAGAACCTACAGACACCACGTTTCTTGCAGGCTTTGATCCTGACGAATTTAGGCAGGCCATCACCTCTGCTATGGAGATGGGATTACCTAACGATGAGGCAGAGCGAATTACTTTTCGCTGGAAGACCACGAAAACTTTTAGTGGCAATGCTGCCGATCGTTCAGGTATTCCTTTTGACCTAAATGCTGCCCCCGTCTCTGTGGATGAAACTCCAGACGTTCGCATTCCAGCTACATCAGAGATTACTCGTATTGCCCCAGATGGCACAGCAATCGGTACCTTTGATCATCCATACGTTCTTATCACAGTTCTTGACACTCACTACGAGAAGATTAGGGGTGCCAATATGGTTATCCTTGGTGGGGACGACTACAAGATTGATTTTGTAGCTCCACCTTTCGGTCTTGGTCCTGTAACCGTGTACCAAATATACGCCACTGCTGTCGATGAGTCGTAATCATGACTATTTACGTTGGTGGTGCTCGACAAAGACTTATCAAGGAGAACCTCGTCAATTTTGTTGAGGATGGTTTGACTGCTATTGGCTGGTTCAATGCTGGTCGCAATCATGAGCCGGTGACGGTGACCGGTGATCACATCGATCCATCTGTGTCCATCAGACCTAACGTTGTCGGTGTTTCATTCGAAGATGAAGACTTCTCTGATATGGAGTTGGGTTCTGATCTGGAAGAAACTCGCCATTCGGTGGTGATCGATGTTTTTGCGGAGAACGTCCCGATTGGTCAGCACTTGAAGGGTGACGTGACAGATCTTTTGAGAGGTAAATTTACGTCCATATCTTCCACGGATCGTCTCGCTGTCTGGGACCTCTTCGCTGCGAGTCCATCAATCCTGTTTCACTGCCAATTTGAGGATTTCTTCGTTGAGAGGAATCGTCAGTGGGAAACTGCACACAATGAATTTTGGTGGAGTATTGCCGTTGATCTAGTAGATCACTACGCAAATGATCTTCACAATTGAGGTGTGAGATGTCTGCAACCATATACAACAATATAGATAAAGTTGCTGGTGACCCACAGATATCTGTGACTGTGACTCTTGAACTGCTCTGGGACAAAAACCTTGCTCCTGTCGCTAAGGTTGACGATACAGATACCATGATTGCTGGATCATATACCTTTAATGGTGATGAAAATGGATATTGGGAGAAAGAAGTCGTAGTAAATGGAGATATTTCTCCTACAGATACCATATACAAGGTCACTGAAGCCTTCAATGACGGTACCAACAATACGTACTACATCTCAGTAGAAACCAGTGCTACCCCAATCCAGTGGGTAGGCGATATTATTACCGCTACACCTGATTGGATTTGACATGGCACTTAAGAAGAAGCCCAAACTTCCCCGGCTTTGCCCGCAAGGTAAGACCTACACTGACTCCTTAGGCTTTAAGGACAAGAACGGCAATTACGTGAGTTATCTCGGGTACACCGCACGCATCGAAATCCGTAAAGAAACACCAGTTCTTGGCGAATCCACTCCGGGTGACGCAGATGTTCTAATAACTCTTACGACAGAGAATGGATACATTACTGTTGGCGAAACCTTTGTTACGATTAGTATTCCGGCTTCAGTTACTGCAACTTTTCCTGTTGATACATATGTCTGGGAGTTAGAGCTTTTTAGTCCAGATGCAACCCCTTTCGTTCCTTACCTTATGCAGCCAAGCAACTTCAAGGTCATTCAGGAGAGTACATTAAATGAGTGATGATATTACTTACATCGTAGTTGACGATGCAGATGAGGTGACCGAGGTTGAGGTTTCTACACCGGGTAGGCCGGGGTTATCAGCATACCAGATAGCTGTTCAAGAGGGCTTTGTCGGTACTCAGCAGCAATGGATTGACAGTCTGGCTGCTCAAACTATTCTGAATGGACTCACAGATCCTGATCAATCAACTGGGTCTGATGGCGATTTCTATGTCAACACAACCACTACGACTCTTTTTGGTCCTAAGGTTGATGGTGAGTGGCCTGCTGGCGTAAGTCTGATAGGGCCAGCGGGTTCTGGTACGGCGTCGTTTGGACACCTCACTAATATTGACATTTCTCAACCTCATCCATTTGGGGCATATTTCCCGCCTAACACTGTTGTAGCTCAACTGGTTGGACAGGATGATTCTGACGAGAATGGGACATACCGCACAACAGACAACCCAGCAACAGAGCCACTGGTTCTAGCTGACGAACAACTTCTTGTTGTAGACAATGCTTCTAAGAACATCAACTTCCAAGTTCTTGTGTATGGGAACCAGTTTTGGAACGCGTCTCATCAGTTCCAGATTCAAGTCCCGCAAGGCATTCCCGTTCTCAGCTTTGTATCTGGGTCCACCAGCGTTGCTCATTATCGCTATGAGGGTGACCCATCTGAGCCTGTGGACTTCGATGGGGCTGCCTATCCGAACGCTTGGGTACTTTGCACAAACGACTCGTCATTGAGATACCTGTACCTTTTCAATGGTGATGGCAATATTATGAAGCCTCACCCGATTCAAGTGAATCTAGGTAACAGGTTCCTTGTCATGACAGAATCTGGATCAGAGTGGATTCTTACACCCCATAGCGGTTGGGTGAGAACTAACGGGGATAAAGCTGACGTAGAGGATCTTCAAACTCTAGAAGAACTTGTTGCTTCAATGTCTGGCGGCGTACCGACTTCAGCGCTGCTTGTCGCTGACTCCATTTTAGGAGATTCTCTTGGAAAGCAGAATTCAGATAACTATTTTGCCTTTGAGGGAGGTCGTATTACAACGCCCTCGCTTGGAAATGTTTTCACTGAAGGGCTAGAGATTCGTGCGGTTATTGCTCCTGAGCAACCCATTGATGCTGATTGGTTTTCTGAGATTGCCTCTCAGCAATTTGCGCTAAATGACCCAACGGGACGAGATAATTTTGAGCTTGCCATTTTCTGGCCCGAAGCAGGTTCGATGCCAGAGCTTTTATTTGAGTCTGTGCCACTCGGTGGTGACGCTGAGGTTATCCATAGGGCTGTTGGTCCCTACGGTATGCCTTTCGGACCCAAGATTGAGGTTATGGCGAGAGTCGATTACGAAAATACCGAGCTAAGTATCTGGATACGAGTGCCACACCTTACAGAGGGTGAAGATCTTGTGTTTGTCACAACTGAGGACGGAGCTATTTTTCGGAGGATTGATTCAGTTGTTGATCTAGGTTACGGTTCGGTCAATCACAGTGATCAGCCTTGGCTCGTTGGTTATAACTATTTTGGCAAGATCTATTCTGTGACGTGGAGAAATGGCGCTGATGGCGACCTGATAGAACATATTGATGCGAGTCTGATTGGCGACCCATCTGCTGAATTTTTCCAGTCCGCTACAGACAGAACGTGGACTTTTAGTCCCGGTGCTGGGCTTGCTATTTCTAACGAAAATCGAATTTCTAACCTAGAGCAAAAGCTCGATAATCTTGATGCGGGAAGTGTTGCGTTTGATCATGAAGATTTCGAGGCCCCTAATGTCGCTCAGGCGCTTATTGATCTTCTTGCTGAAATTGAAAACCTTTCCGGCAACGGCAGTGATCGTGTTCTCTTGCGAGTTCCGTTCCCCGTAGTAGGGCTAGGTGGGTCCATTACCGAGGGAGTTGCGACCATTGCAGCCCTTGCGTCGACTCCATCTGGTGAACTGATCTGGCTTCAAAACCAAACTAACCCATCCGAAGATGGCTTCTATCGCAGCAATGGTGATGGGACGTTTAACTTTGAGTATGATCCAGTTGACACCACTCAGGCCGGGAAGCTATTTGGCGTTGCAATAGATCTAGCATTTTCTCCAGATATGAAGGGTTCTACTTGGAGAATCGACATTGTGAATGGATCGCCGGTAGCCGTTACCGATCAGCAGACAGCGGTACCTCAAGACAATTCTCTGGCTCGCGCTACTGCTGAGGCTACTGCATTGCTGGCCGATCATTCTGCGAGAGTTGAATTCGATGGAAGTGTATCCACTTCAGGTGGAGGATTGTCAACAGCGTCTCTTGGCGCCCTGTTCACCGAAGGTTATGAGGTTCGTTCCGTTGTCCGTCC